GTTATGGCCCCGGCAAATGCAATGACCGGGGCTCGGCTATTAAGGGTTGGAAAATTGATTTATGTTTTGAAACTTACGAAGAAGCTATTGAATGGGGTCGGAGACTGATAAAGGTTTATTTATTGGAGTAAAAATAAATGCAAAAACAATCTTTAGAACTTTTAACACAAGTACAAGAAATAATAAATAGTTATGACTTCGCTTTAACGCTCAGACAAATTTATTATCAATTAGTGGCTAGGCAAATTATTCCTAATGAGCAAAGATATTATAAAAAATTATCCCGGCTTTGTGTAGCGGGTAGGGATGAAGGGATGTTACCGGAAGAGGGATTTGCCGATCGGCTAAGGGAAGTAGACAAATTGAGCTCCTGGACCAATCTCAATGAATTTATGCAGACGGTTAAAAGATCCTACCGTAAAGATAAATGGCAAAACCAGGATAATTATATAGAAATCTGGACAGAAAAGGATGCCCTGCGAAGCGTTTTAACTGAAATTACCTATCAATATGACGTTGCTCTAATGGTGGCCAGGGGGCAGTTATCCCGGACAGAAGTATATAGGACCGCTGAAAGATATAGGGCTCAAAATGATAAAGAATGCTATTTATATTATTGCGGTGATTTTGACCCTTCAGGACTATCTATTTATGATTCTATAAAAAAAAGAATTATGGATTTTGGTGTATTTATCAATTTTGAAAGGATCGCTTTAACACAAAAACAGATAGAGAAATATCAATTACCTTCAGATCCGGCCAAACAGAGCGATCCTAATTATAATAAATTCGTTAGTGTCTATGGCTCTGATATGGTAGTAGAACTTGATTCATTGCCCCCGGACGTACTCAGGAAGATTATTGAAGATTGTATATTACAGAATATTGATGAGGGTTATTTAGTACAAATGCTAAAAAAAGAGAAGAGCGAGAAAATCAGATTGAATAAGTTTATAGAAAAGAGGGTTTAATCAATATGGAAAAATACAGATTACAAGAAGGGGTTGCCTGGATATGTTTCAAGTGCGGGAAGAAGATCCTTAGCGATGATTTGACTATGTATGATCATAGACTTTATCACCAAAAATGTGCTTTAACTTTACTGGAAAAAATAAAGAAAAAAGTATTTGAAAAAATGCTTGGGGGCAAAAAATGAAAATACACTCAAAGAAGTTTCAATAGAAGATTTGATAAGAAAAAAGGTCCGTATAACTACCGAAGAATTAAGAGAATTAGATAAAGAGAATGATATTAAACTTTTAAGGCTATTGGAATATCTAAGAGAAAGAAGTAATAAAAAGATTCAAAAGGAAACTAATTAATGATTAATACCATAATTTTAGGACACGCTTTAAATGTCTTACCAAAATTGTCAGCGGAATCAGAGAGGAAGGATTATGAATAGAAATAATAATTATTTAATCGGAAACCAATTTGCCAAAGGAAATAAACCAAATGGGACATCTTTTAAGAAAGGACACAAAACTTGGAATAAAGGATTAAAGGGAATACATCTCTCTCCAAGAACTGAATTTAAAAAAGGCCAAAAAGGCATTAATTGGCAAGCGGTGGGGACTATTAGCTATAGAATAGATAAAGGCAATAAAAAAAGGCGATGGATAAAAATTGCCGAACCAGATAAATGGATAGAATATGCTAAATTTGTATGGACTAAAGATAATGACAAGATACCAAAAGGTTATTTAATACATCATATTGATAATAATACTATGAATGATAACATAAATAATTTAGCACTCCTTACCCGTGGAGCACACTTTATAATACATAATATTGGAGAAATGGGCAGAAGGGTATTAGCAGAGAAATATAGGCAGAAAAGAGAGATAAAACAAGAGTATAAACGAAAATATGCTGAGTGGCGAGAGAGATTGATATGTCATATAAGAGGATAGCTAAAGTCCAGCAAAGAATTTTTTAAGGGGGTAGACTAAGAGATGAAAAATAAAATCGGGTGGTGTAGTGCCACCTGGAATCCGGTTTGGGGATGTTTAAATCATTGTGAATATTGTTATGCCCGAAAAATAGCAAAATTCCGTTGGAGACAAATGTACGAAATTGAATTTAATCATTATTGGAAAAAACATCCTACCTGGGCCTGGACCGGCGATCACCTATCGGAGTTAAAAAATTTTAGGCCTACATTTTTGGAAGCACAATTTGATAAAAAATTTCCCCAAAAAACCCAAAAAATATTCGTGGGATCAATGAGTGAGATCCGATTCTGGAAAAAAGACTGGATTTTCAAAACATTCAAGAGGATAAAGGGATATCCTCAACATATATTCCAATTCCTAACGAAATATCCCTATATCTACCATCGTCTAGAATTCCCGGCAAAGGCCTGGCTGGGCTTTACCATTACCGAAAACAAGGATCTGGCCAATGGAATATTGCATATCAAAAAACTAAGGGATCTTAGCCTGAACGGAAAGTATCTTTATTTCGTATCTATCGAGCCTATACTCGAACAAATAAATCCCCTGGATTTAATATTCCTAGACTGGGTTATCCTGGGGGCTGAAACCGGTAAAAGAAAAGGCCGGATTACTCCAAGATGGCATTGGATCGAAAGCATAGTTAAATTTTGCCGGGATAATGATATCCCAGTTTACCTAAAAGATAGCCTAAAAAATATCTATCCGGAAGAAATCAAAGAATTTCCTAACTATAAATAAACCATAGAAAGACTATAAATAATATCGTGATTTCTATAAAAAAGGGGGCAAAAGAGATTAATGACTTATAGAGAATTATTTGCAGTGACAGATTTATTAAATGATATCCGGGAAGGCCGGGAGATTAAAATTAGGCACGATACTAGGGTAGATCTATCAGAAGTGGAGAATTATTTTAAAAACTTGATTGCTGATATTGATAAGAAAAAAGTAAGAAGCAATGATCCGGTTATGTATTATAGGTTGGCCATTGAGGTTAATAAATAAGGCGGTCCGGCTTTCTCTCCAGGGTTCTCCGGATTGCCGTTCCCTGCTCCTTTGACCATATTTCAGGGGAGCGGGGATATTTAAAGTGAGGTGGTGCCTTTGGTTATGGTTTGATATCTCTTTATGTAAGAGTGCTAAAAGAGGCGGGGGCAGGTTTTGTGGCTATTGGCCTGTCCCCGGAAATATAAAAAGAAATTTAAGGGAGATTTTTTAAATTATGGCTAATCCTCAAAAGGAAAACGGTCACGTCGATATAGCCAATAAAATAGTTGAAGCATTGGCCAAAATACATTTGTCCAGTTATGAAAGTCAAGTATTGTGGGCTATTTTTAGGAAAACTTATGGCTGGCATAAAAAAGAAGATTGGATCACTAATACCCAAATATCAGATATGACCGGGATAGCAGAAACTCATATTAGTAGAACTATAAAAATATTAATACAGAAAAATCTAATTATAAAAAATGGCAAAAATTTAGCTTTTCAAAAAGACTATGACAAATGGATAAAGTTACCAAAGGGGGTAACTTCTCATCATAAGAAAAAGTTACCAAAGGGGGTTTTAAAGTTACCAAAGGGGGTAACTGAAGTTACCAAAGGGGGTAAGAAAAAGTTACCAAAGGGGGTAACCACAAAAGAAACTAAAGAAACTCTTACAAAAGAAACTATACAAAAAGAGTCCGTAGACTCTTCTAACAAAAAACTAAAAGAAGGGAAAGACCCCCTTGAATTTAGTTTTGAAGATAAATGTTGGTGGGGATTATATGATTGGAGATTAAAAATGTACCAGGGGGCTTTTCCTATGTTAACGATTAATTATCTATTCTATGATCTTTGGAAAACAAAGTTTTTAGATGATCCAGAAAAATACAAAAAAATGATAAAAGAAAAATATGAAGGTAAAATAGAAAAATTAGTTTGGGCTTGGTTAATGCAGGCAAAAAAGTTTTATATAAATGATCACCCGGGCTATGAAGAAAGGAGATAATTAAATGATGAATGTTAATAATAAACTCATCATCGCAAAATATATAGACGAAAACAAAGAAGGCATAATTCAAAAATATAAGGAGAATATGCCAATATCAGAAATCGCTGAATCATATGGAATAAAAGAATCCACAATATATTTAAGGCTAATAAAGTGGGGCGCAAAAATCAAGAGATATGGGGTGGTAAGACGTAGGAGAAACGAAAGACCGATAAGGCAAAAGAGAAAGTTTAGTCCGGAATTACAGGCCAAAATGAAGGAGAATACCAGGATAAATAATAAATATATGAAAGTTTTTAATACGGTTGATACCGGGAATGAGAAGTTTTTAGTCCAGAATATATTAAAAAAGTCGAGGGCAATTGCAGATGAGTAAAAATTTAGAGAAATTAAAAGAAATAAAAAAAGATTATATTAGGGGATATTTAAAGTACTGCAATATACCGGGATGTGGAATGGTCGAAGAAGATGCCATAAATATAGGATTTTTTATGGATCAGACTTTAAAAGTTTTAGAAGATCAGGAAGAACGGTTAAAGAAGGTTGAAGCCAAACTGGGAATTTATACCGAGAAAGAAATAAAAAATATTAAGGTCGGGTTGACCGATCCAAATTAAAAAAGAAAGGAGAAGAACAATGGAAAGCATCGAGCAAATGGTAAAAGAATTATTACAGATATTTCTACATCAAAATACTGTAGATAAAATAGTATCGAAAGATGGCTTGATAAAAGTTTATCGGGTAAATCCTAATATTATCAGGATAGATATAAAGATATGACGAAAAAATCAGATATTCTAAGAAAGAAAAAATGGATCAAGGCTCGAAGAAGGGCCAGGAAAATTAAAAAGCAGCACAATTATGAATTTAAAACCCACAAGGGAACCAGTAAATTCGATCTTCAAGAAAATATCAGACGAGCTGAGAGAGAGAAAAAAGAAGAAAAATTAAAGATAAAAAAGATGGAGGGGATGTTTAAATGAAATTAAGATGGTCTAACCAACAGATTAAAGGATTTAGCAGCCCGATCAAAAAAGCGGAAGCGGTTAATGATTGGATTATTTGGCTTATCTTAGTAATTATAAGTTTAAGTGGGATTGTATATTTAATATTGGAGGTTAATTAAATGAAAACTGAAAAAGAAAAAAAACAAGATAGAAATTGGTATATTAAAAATCGTGAAAGAATATTAAAAAAAAGGAAGAAATATTATAAAGATAATCGTGAAAGAATATTAAAACAGCAAAAAATATATAATAAAATAAATAGTGAAAAAATATCAAAACGAAGAAAACAATATCGTAGAAATCATACTGAACAAAGAAGGCAATATGTAAATATGAAACGTAGAATGGATTTAAAAATTAGGCTTGATAATGATATAAGTAGTAAAATACGCAGATCTTTAAAAGGTAAGAAAAATTATAGAAAATGGGAAATTCTCGTTGGATATACAAAAGTTGATTTAATAAAACGATTAAAATATACATTGCCTCGGGGTTATGTATGGCAAGATTTTTTAGATGGCAGGTTGCATATTGATCACATTATTCCCATATCTGCATTTAATTATAATACACCTAACAATCCAGATTTTAAGCGTTGTTGGGCGTTAACTAATTTAAGACTATTAACTGAAAAAGAAAATAGAATTAAGAGTAACAAATTAAAGAACTCTTTTCAACCAGCATTAAAATTATCGGGGAAAATATAATGCACATAGCCAAAGGCGGTTATAGGGAAGATCTAAAGCAATTTTTTAGGTCAAAAATGGAAGCGAATGTAGCCCGGTATTATAAATACATCGGCGAATTGTATATTTATGAATATATGGAATTTGAATTTAAGGAGATTAAGCGTGGCAGCAGATTTTATAAACCAGATTTCTTTTTGGCAGTAGTCAATCGCTGGGTTGAAGTTAAAGGCTGGTTTAGAAAATCAGATAAAACAAAATTAAGGCGGTTTAAAGAATACTATCCGGAGGAATTCGCCAGGTTAAAATTCATAATCCCGGATAAATATGCAAGGGATAAGGCTAATGGCGAAATGATTAAATTTTTATGTGATGATCTGGGAGTAGATTTTGAGGAAATAGAAAGCTATAAAGAAATGGAGAAATGGAGCGGATTAATTTCCTGGTGGGAATAAATTGACTGATCAGGGGCAGGTGAATTAAGATAAAAAAAGAAGAGATAAGATGCAAAAATTGTGGTCGAAGGATGTTTGACGGATCACCAGGATTTGAAATAATGAGTGATAAGCCAAAAGAGCAATATATTATATGCCCGAAATGTGGAGCCATGAATTTGGTTAGTGTTAAAATGTTTGAAAAAGTAACAGTAAAATTAGTGAGGTTAAAGGAGTGAATATAAAAAGATTCATTTATTTATCGAAATTTTATCTTAAATTTTTCTTTATGTTTCTGTTGCCAGTCTTGCCAGTATTAATTTTTTTGGAACTAATATGTTTGGGAACCAGGTTAATACCCGATAGGTTCGCAGATGCGGTATTTGATGCAATGAAAATAGATTACAAAGGCTAATTGGACTTTCTTTCGCTTAACATAAAAGTGGATCTGTGTAGTCCTGGGAATATTGAGAAATAAAGGCTTTGGGGAATATAGGAAAAAAAAGACAGGAATGTTTAACTTTTTGTTTAACCTATATTGCGATTATGTTGGTTAAATTAAGTAAAACAGTCAATAGGGCAAAAAAAAATAAAAAAAAGACAAGGAAACCTTTGCGGCATAAGGTCTGTAAGATTTTCAATATTTCTCGGAGTGGCTTCGGAGTGGCTATGATCCTATCGGAGTGGCTAGGTGAATTTCGATATTTTTGCCTGGTTACATTTTCTTCCTATTCCCCCGTTTCCCGGCATGATCTGGGAAGAGTTGTATTTAACACAAGGGTTATTATGTATAATTATGAAAGCCTTACAGAATAAGGATTATAGAATATTCGAATTCGTTTTGACAGGATACTTGCTTTTTTGTTTAACCTATGTTATAATCTGGTTAGATAGATTAAACAAAATAAGGGGGTTATTTAGTATGAATATCGTAGAGCCAATAAGGTCAGAAAATCGAATAAAACAGATCAGGGGGAACCTATACCGGCAAAAAAATCCGAGGGATTATTTGTTATTCGTTTTTGGTATTAACTCCGGCCTGAGGATCGGGGATATATTATCTTTGAGACTTGGAGATGTCAAAAATAACCGGGGGGAGTTAAAAGATTATTTGGATATCAAAGAACAAAAGACCGGAAAGACCAGGAAGGTGCACTTTAATAAGCAGATTAAAGAAGCTATAAATTATTATCTTAAAAAGACCGATATATTTGACCTGGATCAATACCTATTTACTAACGAGAAATCAAAGGAGAATAAACCAATCACCAGGATTAGAGCCTATCAGCTAATAAACAAATGGTGTAAAGATACAGGCCTTAAATGCAAAGTCGGCGGACACACATTGAGAAAGACCTTTGGGTATCATCTGCGCATGCAGGGGATCAGTATCGAAAGGATCTCTAATCTGTTGAATCACCGGAATATTAGAGTAACTTTCAGGTATATAGGGATTGATGATGATGAAAACAAAGAGGTTATTAACGGATTCGGGATATAGGAGTTAAAGGAAAATAAAAATGTTAAAGATCCAAGATGATAAAATTATAATAAATAAACTGTATTCCCATTTAATAGATAAATTCCCCAGGTTGAAATTTGAAACAAAAATACCATTAAAAAAGCTATTCCCGGAGCCTGATAATAGGTGGCTAAAATCATTCTGGAATAACAATTCTCACGCTGATATTTCTATTTTTAGACACAATAAATTAGTTTGCATTATTGAGCCTGGCGGTTGGTATCACGCTTCAGACGAAAAACAAAAAATTCGAGATTCAAAGAAAGATAAAATTTGCCGGGAAAACAGAGTAAACTGTTTAAGGATTTTTAATAATGTAGTTAACGGCGATCTGAATAATCCGAAATTCAGGAAACTATTAAAGAAATATTTTTACGGTGTGGTAGGGTAAGGTTAGGATTGGTGTGGTACGGTGGGGTCGGGTATGGTCCAGTGGGGTGCGATATGGTAAGCGACTGCCTCTGGGCAGGGTTGAGATTTAATTTGGTAGGGTAAGGTATGATACGGTCAGGTGCGGTACAGTAAGGCGAGTTAAGGTATGGTTGGATAAGGTGCGGTTTGGTAAGCAACTACTATCAAGTAGGAATTTGGTCAGGTGTGGTTTGATAGGGTCGAAGTCATAAAACTTGTCCAAAAATAATAAGAAAGGAAAAAATAAAATGGCTTATGAGGTTAAGGTAAAAATTAAGGGAATTGCCGATTATCTGCAGCATAAAAGACCTTTTAAAGAAGACAATTCAAGACAAAAATCCGGTGAAGTTGATTATTCTAAGGAAGCAGAAGAATCTTTATATTTTGATGATGAGATAGGCTGCTATATTCCCAGTAAACAATTAAGGGCTGGTTTGGTAAAGGCAGCAGTAAATTTTAAAATTAAAGGTAGAATGGGAAAAACTTATAAAGATATGATAAATGCTACAATTGAAGTTGAACCTGATAAAATTCCTTTGGGTAAGAAAACTTTTGATTATAATCATCAGGAATTTGTCAAGATTCAAAGGAATCAAATTCTCAGAAGCAGACCGGCATTTAAAAAAGGTTGGGAAGCAGAATTTAATTTGTTAGTTATGGATGATTCAATGCTAAAGGATATCCTGAAAGAGATAGTTGTATATGCTGGAAAATTTGTAGGAATTGGCGATTGGAGACCGCATTTTGGTCGATTTGAGATCTTGGAATTTAAATAATAAAAATATGATTGGGTTTGGTGGGGTGGGGTCCGGTGGGGTATGGTAAGGTAAGGTTTGGTATGGTAAGGTCAAGTGCGGTGAGGTAAGGTTTGGTAAGGAACTGCCTCCGGGCAGGGATATGTTAAAAATTAGACAGACCTTTTCAACCAACTTTAAGAATTTAAGAAGGGGGTATAACATTGTTTAAGAAGAATATAAAGTTTCGACCAAAGGCAAGTTATCAAGCTAAAACTCCAGAATACAAAAAGAAGAAACTTGATAATTTAAAATTAAGGTGGCCGGAAAAATCAAAGATCAGCAAAACCGGGAAATAATTAAAAGCGAAAGTAAAGAGGATTACTTTACATAAGGTATCTTATGGGACGTTGCTAAAACCCTTGTGAACAAAGGGTCTCTAATACATTTTATTGATAAAAAGGAGTGATAAATTTATGGTAAATGATGAGGATAATGACCGGTTAGATCACGCTTTGGAGTGGTGCAAAAAGCATAAATTAGAATCAGATCGGTTGGATTTATTTGACCGGGAACGTAAGAAAAAATTGGCTAAGGGGAATTTCAGTAAGAAAGAATTTAAAGAGATGTGCAAAAAAGCAGGGATCAAGAAAGAATCTCTTTGTAAAACTATATTCACTGAGAATCTTTAAGCTCGGGGCCCCGAGCTTGACCTGTAACGTGCAAGTTTTTAAGCGAAAAGGCCGAAAAACGCATACAATCATAAGCGGGGTTTTTTATACCCCCCTTAAAACGCTTTATATTGCGTTTTATTTTTAGCTTAATCATTAAAGGAGCCTTATATATCATAACTTTTGACTATTTTCAGGTTTTTGAGTTTATATAAGGTGCATGAAATCATACAGGGGGATGTAGAATTGATGCTTAGAGGGGGCTTAGGATCGTTTTTAAGGCTATTTTAGAGGGGTGGTTCATATCGCTAAGAATGTAAAGTTTCGACCAAAGTCAAGTTATCAAGCTAAGACTCCGGAATCCAAGAAGAGGAAACTTGACAATTTAAAATTAAGGTGGCCGGAAAAGTTGAAGGTTGGCAGGGATAGAGGCTTTTCTTTCCTGAAATACAAAGAGGATATAATTCAATTCGCAGAAAAAGAGGTTTATCTACCTGAGAAAAGACAAAAGCTGATCATGCTTGAGGACTGGGAACGAGAGGTTTTTACAGATTGCTTTTATAAGAACAGACCTCGATTGATTCTCGTAAGTTTGGCTAAAAAAAACGGTAAGTCTACCTTTTCGGCAATAGTCTTGAGTTGGTTCTTGATCTGCCAGGAGCCCGGCGAGATTTATATTTGTTCCAATAGCAAGGACCAATCTAATTTTATTACTTACCGGAAAATTGTTTCCATGATCGAGAAGAACCCGAAGCTTAATAGGAAGTGCCGGATCCATGCCGATTATATCGAGAATATTAAAACCGGAACGATTTTAAGATGCCTAAGTTCTTCTTTCCGGTCAAGTGCCGGACTTAATTGCCTATTAATTTGTATTGATGAATTGGCCTCTTTCGACACAGATTCTTTAAGATTCTTTTTTGACGAGTTGCAGCTATCCCCGACATATAAGTACCCTCTAATTCTGATAACTTCTACCGCTGGAAGGTCAGAAGAAGGGATCTTGTGGGACCTGGTTAAGGAATCAAAAAAAGGCAATACTCCGGAAAGTTATTTCTATATCAAACAAGGGGAAGAAGCGAATCCTTCTTCCTTCGTGACTGAAAAATATTTGAATAGCCAGGAGCATAAACCGGGAATGAGACCGAATCTATTCAAGCGATTGCATAAAAATTTATGGGTGAGTGAAGAAGATTCTTTTATAACTGATGAAGATTTTAGGGCTTGCATTGATTATAAATTAATCAAAAGGCCGAAGATAAAAATTCCTATATGGTTAGGGCTTGATGTGGGATATAGAAATGACTATACCGCTATTTGTGGCGTAGGAAAGATTAATAATAAAATTTTTTCTGTGGATCATAAAGTTTATGTTCCCCTAAAAACAGAAGAACTGCAATTTGATGATGTTAAAAGATACCTGATCGAATTATCTGAACTTTATGATATTCAAGGGGTTTATTTTGATCCCTACCAGGCTATCCAATTGAGCCAGGATCTCAAAAAAGAAAAAATCAATATGGTGGAATTGCCTCAAACCCAGGGGAATTGTATAGCCTTCTCCCAATGTCTTTTTAATCTGATTAAAAGCCAGGGGATAAATTTCTATGAATCGGAAGAAATCAGGCTATCCCTGATTAACTGTAAGGTAATTTATTCTTCCCGGGGTTGGCGTATTGTAAAGAAATCGGGAACTAAAAAAATCGATTTAGCTATTAGTTTGGCTATGGCCAGTTATGGCGCAGTAACTGCTCTAGAAGAGTCGAAGTCTATAATTGAAGGGAAGGGTGCCGGGAAACGACCAAGTACCGAACAAGATTGGTAACAAGGATTTATAATTATTATGTAAAGTAATTTATTTGACTAATAAATAATTCTGTGCTATTCTGAAAAAAAATAATATTTTCTAAAAATTAAATAATCCGAGAGCACCTTAGAGGGCCAATTTGAAGAAGTTTAAAAAACTTCTTGCTGGCTCTCTTTTTTTGTTTAAGGAGATTATATGATGAGTATATACGATTGGATAAATAACATAAAAAGGAAAGAAGATAAAATCAACAAGGAACAAGCAATTGAATGGATAAAGAGTTTACCGAAGGAGTATCGTAATGTAGCTAACTGTTATAAATGCCCTTATGAAGATGCAAAGAGTAAGGTTATCGATTTAATAAGACGATTAAAGGAATGATAAAAAGGTTTTTATGGATTTAAAAGATACGTTTCAGAATACTACAAATGCTATAAAAAAATTGCTTAAACCGGAAATGGGCGAAATATCCCACTCTGGAACTGATATCTGGGGTATTGGTGATCTTCCTGTCTACAATCCTGATGATCTGGTAGAAAAAAAGGGATTGGAAATATATAGAAAAATGCAAAGGCGGGATGGCCAGGTTAAAGCTGTCTTTATGTTAAAAAAACATGCCCGGTTATCTACCCCCTGGAGTATAAGGCCAGAAGATGAAGATGATCCAGAATCAGTTAGACAGGCCGAATTTATCGAGCATTGCTTTTCAGAGATGAAGGGGAACGTAAATAATACCCTGCTCAAAATATGGAATGCTATGCGTGACGGTTTTTCAGTGGCTGAAATTAATTATAAGGTCCTTCCTACCGGAGAATTTAAGGGGATGATCGGGATTGATAATATCAAGGTCCGGAAAGCTGTAAATTATATGTTTAAATGTGATGAGCATGGCAATATTGAAGAAAAAGGCCTAATTGAAGGTTACAATAAGCATTTACCTATAAATAAATTTATTCTCTTTGCCTATAATCCTAATGATGATGATGCAGACAGCTTGTATGGTGAGAGTGATTTTAGGGCTGCCTACCGGTATTATTTCTCTAATGATATCGTTCAAAGATTCTGGAATATCTTTTTAGAAAAGTTTGGCCAGCCTACGGTAATAGGTCGTTATGGAACCGGGACTAATAAGGCTAAACAGGATGAATATTTAGACATATTAAAAACCATTCAAACCGATACTGCAATAGTAATGCCCAAAGGTTTGGAAGCTGAACTTTTAGAGGCTGTCCGGAGAGGAGACGCGGGATATAAGTCAGCCTTTGACACCAATAATAACATGATTGCCCGGGCTTTATTGGTAGGGACTTTACTTATGGATACCGGAGAAAAGGGAAGTTGGGCTTTATCTAAAACTCATTTTGATATTTTTATTTATATTCTTGATTATTTAGGTACAGAAACCGAAGATACCCTAGTCCGGGAACAGATCATAAAACGATTGATAGATTTTAATTTCACCAATCCTAAATATCCCTATTTTAAATTTGAATCACTTATAAAAGATGATCAGGAAGCAAAGGCTAAGATTGCTAAAATGCTGGTTGATGCAGGTTTAATCAATCCAGAAGAAGAGTGGGTCCGGGGATTCCTTAAAATTCCAGCCAAAGAAGAAGGTATAGTCTTACCCGAACCCAAGCCTAAAGGCGGGGGCTTCATAGAAGAATATCAATCTGGGCTATCAAGGCAAACTAATCAATATGAAAAAAAATGTAATTTTACTAGGATAGTAAAAAACTTAGATGGGTGGGAAGCAAAAGCCAAAGAAGATCTTATAAAGATTATAACCAAGCAAAAAGAATCCCTCAAAAAAGATATTTTAAAAAGAAAGATAATTGAAACCAATTCAGCTTCTCAAATTGAAAAAATTCAGTTGTCTTATGTCGGAGAATTAAAGAGCAAGATCCAGGAATATCTAAGAGATTTATGGCAGTATGGCCGGGAAGAGGTAAAAAGTGAACTGGGTAAAATGAAATTTGTCGATATAGTTCCCGGGTTGCCACCTGTAAAAGCCTTGCAATATCTAAATAATAAATCCTTCTGGATTGCCGGGGTGATAAGGGATAGCGTCTTAAAGGAAGCAAGGGCAATTTTATATAACGGTTTAAAAGGCGGGGCTACTACCCCGGAGATAATGTTTCAATTGGATGGATTTTTTAAAGAGTATATCGGGACTACCGCAATAGAGATAAAAACCGGGAGAGAATTAACTCCCTGGCACCTTGAAAATGTAGTAAGAACCAATTTTAGCGATGCCTACAATGAGGGGCGCTGGGCCATGATGAACGATCCAGATGTAGGGGATTTTGTACCGGCAGTTGCCTATTCTTCTATTATGGATGATAGGACTACCGAGATATGTGAACGGTTGGATGGCCAGGTATTTGAAAAGGGCGATCCTGATTTAGCCAGGATAAAACCACCTAATCATTATGAATGCAGGGGAACTCTGGTCCCTGTAACTAAATATGAAAAATTTACCCCGATATCTAAGGAAAGGAAAGCGGGGATCATGGCTATAAAGCCTAAAAATTTTATATATATAAAAGGAGATGAGTTATATGCCTTACAAGTATCCGAGTAATATCCCGGAAGGGATAAAAAGTTTACCGGCTGAAGCCCAAAAAACCTGGATTGATATTTTTAATAATGCCTGGGAACAATACAAAGATAGAGCTGAAAGAGAAGGTTTGGCTAATGCTACAGCCTGGGCCGGCCTTAAAAAAGCAGGTTGGAGGAAAGACAAAGAAGGTAATTGGATTAAAACTGAAACCCAGGGGAATCTAAATACTATGGAATTGGCAATATGGGAAGCTTATTCCCAGACTTACGAATTAAAAGATGTTGAGGTATTTGGCACCGGGGAATGGAATAAGCATAAAATAACCGATGAGGATCTTGATAATATCGTAAATGGTACTAATGAAATAATCGATAAATTAAAGCCCAAAGTGAAACTGGGCCATGATGATAAACAGGGACTACTACAAAAATCGGGATTCCCTGCTGGAGGATGGATCACTAAATTAAAGAGGGCAGGGAATAAAATTTTAGTGGATATCAAGGAAGTTCCTAAGGTCCTATATCAATTAATTAAAAATGGAGCATATAAAAGGATATCAAGTGAAATTTTATACGATTATACCGAGCCCAGCACTCAAAAAAAGTATGCAAAAGTCCTTTCGGCTATAGCTTTTTTAGGTGCTGATCTACCGGCGGTAACTAATTTGAAAGATATTGCTGCTTTATATGATAGTGATGAAAAAGCTCAAATAATTATATATCAAAAAGCAGAAAAATATAATTGTGAATGTATTGAATGTGGTTATAAAATGACCAGTGATAAACATTGTAATGAAATAAAATGTCCCGAATGTGGCGGGCAAATGAGAAGAGTCGAAAGGCCGGGCCCGGGAATGAACCATGAATTTATAGATCAAATAGCTGATGAATTTTTTGCAGGTTCACCTAAAAATAAATATGGTACACATGCTAGTAAAGGAATGAAGGGTAATTATAGCAATAATTGGAAATTACATTTTTCAAAAATAGGCGGTGGATCTATTTCAGCGGCAGCCGGGGGGCCGATTCGAGGAACTGTAAGAAGGGTCAGTATGATTGCTGCAGGAATGAAACCACCTTGCAATTTACCCGGTGGGGAAGATACTCCTGCTCGAGGTGGACCAAAAAGTCCATTATCAGGAGATTTTTCTGAACACCCTTCTGATTATGGACTTACTACTTGGGCCACTCCTTCTGATGATAATTTGACCCAAGAAGATATAAGATTAACCTGTCAAGATTTAGCTACTATTAAGAAAACTGCTTTAGCTGAAATACATAGGAGAGCAAAGGATCGAGAAGCAGAAGAAAAAAAGAAGAAAGGAGAGAGTTACATTATGCCAAACGGAGTAAAAATTACAGAACTAGAAGGAAAGAAATTCGTTGCAGTGGAAGATTTTGAGAAAGTCACAAAGGAAGCAGAGGATAGTAAAGGATTCAAAGAGAAGTATGAAGCCGAAGAGAAAAAATCCAAAGAAGCAGAAGAAAAATTAAACAAAATCTCTAAGGAAAAAAGGGACTCCGAGATTAAAACCTTTATCGATGATCACTGCTCCGATAAAGACATGCGTTTTCTACCTAAACAAAAAGAAGTTTTGATGGCTCTTGTAGAGTCCACTTCTGATGAAAAGAAGATCAATTTTACGGTAGATGACAAAGAGACCAAACTTTCACAGCGCGAATTACTGGAAAAATTTATCGAGCTTCAACCTAATTTCTCTGACTCCATTTTTGCTGAATTAAGCAAGGGCGAAGAGGAACAGGAAGAAGAAGGTAAAGAAAAATTAACTCCGGAAGAAAAGAAAGTCCAGAAGTATATAGATGAGCATAAAGATGTATCCTATCATGATGCGGTCTTAGCTGTTCTGGATTCTACTGAAGAAAAAAAGAAAAAATAATCATTAATAAAATAATAATTAACTGAAAAGAGGTGTTAAATATGAGTCAGGCTGTTGGAGCTTTAGATATAACTTTAGTTTGTGGTTCAGCGACTATGGCTGAAAAACAATATCACTTTGTTACACTCGATACTGATGGTACTGTCATTGTTTGCGGTGTTGGCGGAGTGTCTATCGGTATTTTACAAAATACCCCTGCTGTTGGTGAAGCTGCCAGAGTAAGAGTATTAGGAACAAGTAAATTAGTCATGGATGCAGCAGTTGATGAAGCGGTTCCTATAAAATCTATTGCCGGTGGAGCTGGTACTCCGGTTACCACTGATGAAGATTATGCCGGAGCAATAGACTTAGAAGCGGCTACCGCTCAAAATGATATCGTAGAAGTTTTAGTAACTCACATGTATTATGCTACGACATAACAAATATTAAAAAAGAAAGGAGTTGAAATTAAATGCCAGATGTTAGTAACGTTCATACTGACGCAATTTTAAGTAATATTTCTGAAAAATATAGTAATGCTGCCTATGTAGGATTACAATTATTGCCAGTTGTGCCGGTTAAAAAAGAAAGCGATAAATATTATAAATATGATTCTAAAGCTGATCAGTTTAGAGTTCCCAATACTTTAAGGGCGCCTAAAACCGAATCAAAAACAGTCGATTGGAAAGTAACCACCGGGACTTATCAGTGTGAGGAACATGCCTTAAATGATTTAATAGATGATCGAGAAAAAAATAATGCAGACAAGCCTTTAAATCTTGAAGTAGATACCGTAGAATTTTTAACTGATATTATTGAACTTTCCCAAGAAAAAAGAATAGTCGATTTATTGACTGGGGCAAGCATGACTCACAATGCTACCATTACTACTAAGTGGAATGTATATGCAGATTCTAACCCTGTAAGTGATATTGAAACCGGAAAACAGGATATTCACAGCAGGATATTTAGAAATCCAAATGTACTTTTATTAGGAAAACAGGTTTATGACCAGTTAAAAAATCATCCCGACATTTTAGACCGGATTAAATATGTTCAAAAAGGTGTAGTTACTCCAGAACTTATGGCCAGTATATTTGAAGTAGACAAGGTGATAATCGGTGCTGCTGGTTATAACACCAAAAAAGAGGGACAAACTGCAGTTTACGGTTATCTTTGGGGCAAATATGCTCTACTTGCCTATGTAGAACCTAGGCCCGGAATTAAAAAATTCTCTCTGGGTTATACCTTTAAGGTTGGGAAAAATATAACTCGCAGAGCCCGGTTAGAAGTAAAACATAGTGATTGGTTCGAGCCTTCTATGATAGTCGATGAAAAATTAGTTGCAGTCGATTGCAGTTATTTAATGAAGGCCTGCGTGGCTTAAAAAAAATTAAGGGGAGGATCTTTATTTCCTCCCCTTTTTGAAAGGAGTTGAAAAAATTGGATAAGCATTATAGAAAAGATATTTTTCTTGGAAATGCTCACTTTAATAAAAATCTATTTCTCCGGGGCGTTCAGGTATTCGGAGTACAAAGTAAAATATGGTTTGTTGATGGCAATAATGGCGATAATGAAAATGACGGATTATCCTGGGCCAACGCCAAAAAAACTATTACCGCTGCCATTACTGCACATACAGCATATAGAGCAACCCGGGCCGGTGAATCAGTAGATACCTATATCATTATAGCCCCTGCCACTTATGTCGAGAATATTGAGACATTGCCATTTTCTTGTCATATGATCGGATTAGGACATATAGGGACAGATAAGGCTACTGAAATACGTCCTACAACTGGGATTGCAATGGCCGGAATTTGTTCCGGATTACACTTATATAATATTAGATTCGTAGGCAAAGGCTCTGGTGATATCTGCGATTTCAATATTTTAAATTGTTCTATTATTGAAAATTGTCAATTTGTTCCCGATGGTGCGGCGATGGCTGCTGCACTTTCTTTTAATGATTGCAAGGAAACAATAATTAAAAATAACCGCTTTACGACTGGTGCTGCTCTTTATTGTGATTATGGTATTAAATTTAATGGTGGAGCAGATAAATATTGCCATAATTCAATAATAGAGGACAACCAAATTGTCAATGCAGTAAAAGCTGCAGGTACGGGAATTTATATCCAAAATACTTGTACTGCCACCGGAGCTGTTATTAGGAGAAATCGCATTCATCTTGCTGGTGCGGGGGTTGGAATAGATGATAATAATGATAATGCTCTAGTTTACGATAATTATGTATTCCACGTTGGCGGAGATGCTTACGATATAAATGCCAAAAAATCCGCAATGAATGTGGACAATAATAACGGTGCTCTCGTTATTGAGCCTAAAATCAATTTCGGAGCTCAATCTTAATAGATTTTTGGGGTTGTCTTGGGGCAGCCCCATTAAATTTAATAGGAGAAATATAAATGGCAAATTTCTGCGAAACAAGCGATGTATTAACTAATTTGAATATGGCGGTAACTGATGTACCTACTTTATTATTGGCTAAAGCTATTATTAAGGCAGACGCAGAAATAAGGGCAGCTTTTTCATCCGACCTATTGGCTGCCCTTGACGCTTTGGAAACTGTGCCGGCAATAATAAAATCTTTATCCGAGGATATTGCGGCCTATTATGTTATGCGGGGATTGTATTCCGGTAAAATGCCCAGTTCTAATGAATGGATTGATCGATATAAAGAAGCAAAAGAGACCCTTAAAGAAATGTCAGAGGGCAAGAGACATATTGAAGGTATTACCGTAGACGTGGGGGCTATTCAATCTTCTACTAAAGATTATAAACGGACTTTTGATGAAAGGGATGAGACTAATTGGAAAACCGATCCTGATAAATTAGAGGATCTGGCCGATGACTAACGGAGCATTTATCAGTTATGACGTTAAAGGTGATGAGAAGGTAAAAGCTCTATTAAAAAAGGCTGGGAATAAGGCTAAGGATCTTAGAATCCCTTTGAAGCGATGCGGTATTCTAATGTTAAGCTCTATTGATAAAAACTTTAGAGCAGAAGGCAGACCTAAAAGGTGGGCCCCACTTTCCCCGATGACTATTGCTATGCGGAGGAAAAAAGGAAGGGGGGCGAAGATCCTGCAAGATACCGGTAGAGGAAAAGGCTCTATTGTCTATAAAGTAGTATCTAATCAAAAAGTACAGATCGGAACTAATGTTGGTTATATGAAGAAACACCAAACGGGTGGCTCGATTAAGATCCCGGCCAGGACTATTCGTCCAGTGAAGGCAAAAGCGCTTCATTGGATTTCAAGTGCAGGAGAAGATGTATTTGCGATGGTAGTTCATCAAAAAGCCAGAACAGCCAGGATACCACAAAGGAAATTTTTACTCTTCCAGGAAGAGGATAAAACAAATATTGTTAAAGTCTTTACCGAATATTTAGAGGAAATAACTAAATGAAAATAGAGACAATTTGGAATAAAGTCAAATCTATATTAGAAGAGGATATAGAATTAAAAAAATATATTAAAGTGGTATATGCAGGCACGAGAGACGATATCAAGGTAAATATGTTTCCAGTTTTGATTCTTGAACCGACAAATGCTCCAGAAGAACCGGTTACGATGCCACATAATACAGAAATAAATTTTACTATTACTATATTCGGTTATGTGAAGGTCTTTGATGTCGATAAACAGATAACAGGCGATGCTACTACCAAAGGAATATTAGATTTAAATTTCGACATAAAGAAAGCTCTTGGCGGGCACATTGACTTGGATAATGAATGTCTGTATTTCAGCTTCCCGGATACCAGGTTCGATTTTAGCTCTTATCCATTCCGAGGGGTAGAGATCGATATGAAAATAACTTTAAGACAGAGTTTTGTAACTAGGGAATAAAAGAAGGTGATTTTATGTTATTAAAATATAACTGCAATAGCGAATTAGAGATAACCGGATTAGGTATTTTCCAACCTAATCAATTCGTAGTAGTCGGAGATGAAGAGAAGGCAAAGAAATATTTAGATACCGGCTATTTTGATTTAATTAAAAAGAGAAAAGTAAAAGTTAGAAAATCTAAAAAGAAAGGAGTTGACAAATAATGCCACAAGGCGAAAGAGGACGTATAGGAATTAAAAAAGAGAAAATTTGGGGTACAAGAGATGGCTCGGGGAATAGTGACATTTTCTTACCATTTGTTTCTGAATCCCTGACTACAAATATCGAAGAACTTATGAGTGCTGCACAAAGGGGAATACTTGATGAGCCGAAATCATACCAGGGAGAAAGATCTTTCGGTGGTGATGTCGTTGTGGAAGTACATCCCTGGAGTATCGGATATCTTTTAAGAGGTGCTTTAGGCGTACCAGCGGCTGAAGAAGCTGCAAAGACGACCGAGACCGAATTAGAGAATTGTGAGGCTAAGTGGGTTGGACATGCTAATATAATTTCTACTGTTGATAGCAGTGATTATAAAAAAGGTTCTGCTTCTGTCAAGTTATTGGTGCCTGACGGCGTGGCAGCGGACACCCTTTTAGCTACTAAAGATTTTACTAAAGTAGATATGACTGATGATACCCATATTAAAATTTGGATTAAATCAAGCATTGATATGGTCAAAGCAGATTTAAAATTTATCGTTAGTGAAGTAGCTGCTTGTGCGGGTGCGGCCAACGGAAAACAACAAGAAAAAGAGATTTCTATTTTATCTGCAGGAGAATGGACAGAAGTCACCATAACCTTAGACGCTATGACCAATTATGATGAAGTAATTAGTATAGGCATAAGGCTGGTTAATGCTAAGGATGAATTTATTCTAAGGATTGACGATGTGAGAAGGGTAGTAACAGGAGTAGAATCTTCTATTGCTTTCCAGCATGTATTTACTCCAATGCAGACCGCAGACGATGAATTTCACGTAGATTGTCCACTTTTCCCTTATACTTTAGAGGTTTTTCCGGACCAGGGGAAAGCATTCCGGTTTGTAGGTTCAGTAATCAATACTTTGGCTTTAAACTTTTCTACTACTGATAAGATCTTAAAAGCTACTTGCGGGATCATCGCTAAGAATGCGAGTTTGCAAGATACGATTGGTAGTTTAGCACTTGAAGCCACAAAACCCTTTGTCTGGGAAAATGCAGTCATTTCTATAGGCGGTAGCCAAAACAATAATTTGGAAAGTTTCAGTTTGAATTGGGATAATCGTTGCATAGCTAAATTTTTTTTGAATAATACTCCTATTCCCGGGAAGATTATCAGGACTGGTTTTAGGACTATCCCGGTCAGTTTTATAATCGATTTTGTAAATAAAACTGAATATGGGTATTTCCTCGATGGCACTGAACGGGCCTTCCAGATTAAGTTCATAGGTGGAATATGTGATGCAACCCCTGAACCCGATATTTACTATACTTTACAAATTGATTTGCCTCTAGTTAGATATCTTGCCTATCCTATAAATATGGGCGGACCAGGAAGATTGACCTGTGCAGTTACCGGAAAAGCAAAATACGATTCTACTTATGCACTTTTAGCAACCCTGATTAATAAGAGACGGACTGCGGACTATCAAAAAGATGTATAAGGTATAACCCTAAGGGTAGTGTTAAAATTTCACTAATTAGGGTATGCAGGGTCGTTTTTTGAGGGTATTCTATCTAATTATCTAAAAAGAAAGGAGAAATTATGGCTAAGGTTAAAATTGGTGATAAGGATTATATAATAAGTCGACTAAAATATAAAGATATTAAAAAGATGGAGAGATATAGAGTAGAAAATGATTTGGATGCTCTAGATTTTGATACGTATATACTTCTTTATAATTTACAAAAGGCAAATCCTGATCTAAAAATGACCATTGATGAATTAGATGAATTATTAGATATAGAAGAAGTTGACCGGATAAAGAAAGAAATCAATAGTTTTTCAGGATTTACTAAATATCTTGAAAAAGTAAAAGAAAAAAATTTAATCCCTGGGATTGGCAAGAAATAACAAAAAAATTTACCATTGCTTTTGGTTATGGTTACAATGAAATAATGTCAATCCCGTTAGATGAAATTGTTGATTTCATAGATGATGTAGAAGTCTTATATAAAATAAAATTGGGAAGAATGGGAATAGAAACGATATATTTACGATCTAATAAAAAATAATAATTATTGCCAGGTAACTTTTATCCCAAATTTTTCTATTCTCGAATCTTGTTCAACCATAACTTGAAATGTTGCTTCTTGATTGGGAGCCATAGTATAAGGGTCAGCATGAGTATCATTAAGAGAAACGAGTTTATTATTTATATCGTAAGCTATAATTTTGACTTTTACAAAATCGGCCGTTTTGTTGCCTATATTTTTTAAAATACCTTCAACATAATAATAAATAGGTGGGTCACTTAATCGGTTAGTCCAATCAATAATTTCTATATCGGCTTTAGTAATTAATCCAGGTGGACTTTGTTTATTAGATATTTGGGAATTACAACCTAACAACATAGAAACTAAAAATATTAGAGAAATAATTAATAAAAAAAATTTAAGATTTTTCATAATAATATACCTCCTAATTTGTGATTTTAATTATAACATAATTGGAAAAATAAATAAATAATTGAGGTAATTGGATGGCAATTGGTAATGAAATAATAATAAGCATACTAGGCGATGCTTCAAAATTCAAATCTTCTTTGGGTGAAGCAGAGAATCGATTAAATAAATTTGCTGAAAAAATTGGTAGTATCGGCAAAACTATGACTATTGTAGGTGGAGCAATAACTGCAATTAGTATCGGATTAATAAAAATGGCAAGCGATGCAGAAGAGACCAGCAGTAAATTTGCAGTAGTTTTTCAAGATTTGTCAGATGAAGCAGAAAAAACAGCAAAAAATCTCGCTGATAATTTTGGTTTAAGTACTAAGGCGGCCAAACAATTATTATCTGATACTGGGGACTTATTATCTGGTTTTGGATTTACCGGACAAGCGGCCCTTGATCTATCTACAAAAGTTAATGAGTTAGCGGTAGATTTGGCTTCATTTACTAATTTTAGTGGCGGAGCAGAGGGAGCAAGTAGGGCCCTAACTAAAGCATTATTAGGTGAACGTGAATCAGTTAAAAGTTTGGGCATTTCTATTATGGAAACAGATGTCCAGGCAAAAGTATTAGAATTAACTCAAAAAGGTCTAACCTTTGAAACTGACAGACAGGCCAAAGCCTATGCTACTTTATTAATAGCTCAAGAACAATCTAAAAATGCCATTGGCGATTTTTCTCGAACAAGTGAAGGATTTGCTAACCAAATGCGAATATTAAGGGCTAAATTAGAAGATCTGGTAATAGCATTGGGAGAAAAATTATTGCCTATGGCCACAAAAATAATTGGGAAGATAATAAAAGTAGTAGAAAAAATGAATAAGTGGACAGAGGCACATCCTAAATTAGTAGAGTGGTTAGTAAAAACAGGGGCTACTATAGGCGGTTTAATGTTAGTAGGTGGACCCATTTTAATGGCAATATCTGCTTTTATAAGAGCAAAAACCACGATAGATAGTGTTACGTTTGCATTAAAACTTTTAAATATTAGGATGGGGGTTACAGGAGCAATGACTACTGGCACTCTTATCCCTTCTTTAGCAAAATTAAAATTAGGGCTTGGTACATTAGGAACGATAGCTACTGGTCCCATTGGAATTATAGCCATTGCTGTTGGAGGTTTATACTTAGCCTGGAAGAAAAATCTCTTTGGGATGAGAGATATTACTATAGAAGCATTTAATGATATAAGAGGTAATTTCACAGAACTTAAAGATTCAATGGCTGGTGGTGGAGGTACGGTTGAGGCCTTTGCAGAAGATATTGATGATTTAGCCGATTCAGTAGATGGACTTGGAGAAAAAACTGATGACACAAAAGAAGCACTCGATGAATTTGTTAATAAAATAGAAACCTTTGATGAATGGGTAGAAAGATTAGCTAAAGAAAACGAAGAAGCCAATAAAAAAATGGCAAAAGCTGCCGAGGATGCATACAAAAAATATACTGATGCGATGAAACCGGTAGAAGATAGACTATATGAATTATCTCATACAGAGGAAGAGGTTGCAGCTAAAAATCTATTAACAAAAAAACAACAATTAGAAGAATCAGTCAAAGCTGCAGGATTGTCTGCTGATAAAGAAAAGGAAGAATTAACCAAAATAAGGGAATGGTATGAAAAAGAAATTGATTTAATAAAAGGAAAATTGGAAGAACAAAGAGATGCATTGATTGAAACAGCCAATCAATCAGAGGAAAGTGCAAATAAACAAAAAGAAGCTATCCGGGAAATAAAAAATGAATATGATGGATTGATAGCAAAAATAGAAGGGGTTGGAGAAGCTATGGCAAAAGCTGCAAAAAAGGCAGCTTCTGAAGCCTTTTTAGCTGGAGTTCCAACGATTGAAGAAACAGGATATATACCGCCTTATGTGCCAGAACTTCAATTAGGCACTTCCCGGGTGCCAAAAACAGGGATATATAAATTAGACGTTGGAGAAAGGGTTACTCCGGCAACCCAGAATACTTATGATCAACGGAAAAGAGAAATTAATATCAATATAAATAATCCGGTAGTCAGAAATGATAATGATATAACTAAAATTAAACAGCAGGTAGAGGTGGCTTTTCAGGAATTTACCAGGCAATATGGTCGTAGTGGTTTTGAGTTAGCACATTAGGGAGGATAAATTATACCAGAATTATATATTATCGAAAATCCAAATAAATGGGCATTACCAGAAAAAACAGAAACTTTAAATGATACTGATATTGATTTAATAGACAATATAATAAAAAGAAATTTAAACGCTTTTAAAATATTGGCAAAATCATAAAAAATTAGGAGGGTAATTTATGGCAGAAGGCACAATTGCAATAGGGGATACTACCTTAGATACTCCGGTAGGTTATATAGCAAAAGAGAATTTTCTTAAAAACTATGAACGCACTCCATACGGAAAGTTTATCATTAACCGGAATGTGAATGCTGAAAATCAGCCTATCTCTGTATATCATTTTGAGATAGCGGATCTTATAAATAGCAAGATGTATGCCATTAAAGAGGAAGCAGCCCATATCGGCAATTTATATTATGTTGACTATTTACAGATAGTGGAAGTTTTAAGTGGTGATGGGTCTACAAAAACTTTTTATACTCAAAGACAATTAAATACAAAGACTGATCCGGCGCCGACTGTTACCGTCGGTGGAGTACCAAAAACCCCGACTATTACTATGAATGATTCAGGGCGGGGAAAGTTTGTATTTACAGATGCACCTGCAGATGAAGATGATAATATTGTTATCCGATATGAACCTAAATTTATAGTACATATTGTAGATTATCAATATATCGGTAGGATCATGAATGTAGGACATTATTCTTTAATTTGTGAGGAAGTAAAACCATGATAACTGTTATTGATTGTTTTCTAGCGGTAAGTGAGCAACCTGCTGATTTTCCTACTTATAAGGCAATAGATTGTAATTTACACGTTAATGCTAATGACGAGAATTTCTTCGGTAGGATAATTGATTGTAATTTAACTGTGAAAAGAGATTTAGTCAATGCTTGTTTGGGAATAGTGATTCCTTCAGTAGGGCAACCAGGTGGAGGAATTAAGCAAAGTATAAGGCTAAAGATCACTGTCGATGGCGAAGATGTGTCGGCTGCCTTGATAGGTCAAATTATGATCCAGCACAATGAGAATCTGATCAGTCTATTTTCCTTTAACTTGGGTGATTTTCAATATTCACCGTTGATCAATCCTCATATAGCTGAAGATAAAGAAGTAGTTATAACCTCCTATGTTAATGGCCAGGAAGTGAAATTATTTACCGGGTTGATCGATGGCACAAGATCTGATGGTGCTGGTAAATATAATTTATATATTTTTGGGTCCGGATATGGTAAGAAATTATTAAAGAGAATGACCCTTATATCTGTCCAGGAAGCAGCCACTGCAAAAACCAGGGGGGCAATTATAAGATATCTGGCCAGCCAGGCAGGTATAACCAATGTGGATGTACCGACAGGAAGCACGACCGTTATTGATCATTCCTTCCAGGATCAGCTCCTGTGGGACATGATCCAGAAGGAAATGATGATCGAAGGTTGGGTAATACGGTTTGATGAAAATGCTAAGATGTTAGTTTATAAAAAAGTAATCAAAACTGATGAAACTTTATATCCCACTCCTGACTGGGAATATGGAGAAAATAAATTTGCATTAGTAGGTCTAACTACTACAAAAGAGGGGATTATTAATCAATTAACAATTTTGGGGGCGGTATTTGAAGAAGAGGTAATAACTGTTGAGTATGGGGAAGAAGAACAGAAAGTAGAAGTACCGACAGAAGAATATAAAATAGATACTCATACTATCAATAAAAGTTTTAGTTTAGGCGAAAGTGTAACTAACTGGTCTTATTCGGATGCTAATTTTAAAGTAACTACAAAATATATAGGATATACCAAACCACCAGGATTTATCTTTCCCAAATATCAGGATTATAAATTCACCGTTACAAAATTAAATTCCGATTTAAATGTTCAGGGAATGGAGTTTACGGTTACGGGTGGGGCAGGTAAATATTTGGAGGGCGGTGCAGGTTTTAATATTCATAGAGAGATTCAGAGTACGCTTGATTGGGATTTTACTGAAAAGGCTTTTTCAATAAAAATTGTAATTAAGACTAAAGAATTAGTGGCAGGTGGTTCAATCTGGATCACCGAGACTATTCCTAACGAGACTACAATATCTACTATAATCCGTACTCAAATTAAGGCAGTGGTAAATGATTCTGTTTCAATTGCTAAATATGGAGTGAGAAAGCCAGAAGGAGAAGGCACTGAAGAATATCCTTTGGCCGAAACCGAAGCACAATGTATCGATATAGGGCAAAGGAGAATTAGGGATAGTCATAGATATACTAAACAGCCCGACTATTTGGTTAATTTCAATCCTAAAATAGTAGCAGGTGAGGCAGTAAAATTAACCGATAATAATATTGGCTATAATGAACGATGGCGCATAGAGGAAATAGTGCTTACTTTTGATATTGACCCGGAAACCGGAGCAATAAAGCCACGTTCTAGGATAGGATGTGTTTTTTATGCTTAGATTTAATAAAGCTACTTCGAGTAATACAGTAGGCAATATTAAGCATCGAGGTACTTATATGACCGGGATAGTAACTGCCGATAAGGGTAATGGTAAATATGATGTGGAGATTGCCGGGAGTGGAAAGTCTTATATAGATATTTATACTATTGAAAAGGAACCTGATTATCAAGTTAATGAACATGTTGGCATTTTATTTGAATATGGAATAAGAGAAAAACCGATAATTTGCGGTGTATTAAGGGATATCCAACAGATAGAGGCAACTGCTTCGGTTAATTCTTTGGGGGTTTGAATGAATGAAAAAATTATTATTTATATTATTATTTATAGGGGTTTTAATCATGTTAAGACCGATTAATGCAATTATAAAAGATAATATTGGGAATATAATCCATCGGGGATTTGTGGTAACTGGAGAAGTGGCCAAGGATAATGGCAATGGCAGTTATGACGTATTTATATCAGGAGAGGCGAAAGAATATCCAAAAGTTTTTACCTTAGCCAGAGAACCCGATTTAGCGGTAGGAGATAAAGTGAGAATATTATATAAAAATGGATGTAAGGAATTGCCGATAATATTGCCACCAGTAAAGCCGACTGCACCAGCTATTACAGGAGAAATATTTGTTACTTTTGAAACTGGCAATCCTGAAATAAGTACTATAAAATCATTTACTACCGAAGGGGTCGAGGTTAGTAGTTGGACACCAGAAGATTATCAACTTATGTATAACGGAATGTGCGTAGATTCTTCCGGTAATGTTTATTATGTTGCTTTTTCTAGTCCACATAAAATAATAAAATATGATTCTTTAGGGAATGAAGTAATTAAACTTAGTGCGTCTTATCAAATTCGACATATAGCCATATCAAGTGATGGTTATATTTTTACGCATGAGTTTACGGATGAAAATAATAATATGATTATGAAAAGAAGTGCTTCGACCCTGCAAATATTAAGTTCATTCCAATTAGACCCCTGGACAAATTCATTTTATGGTATGGCTTTTTATGATAATGATTATTTTTATATGGTAAATAGTTCAAGCGATGAAATAGAAATTTGGAGAGTTTCGACCGGCAGTAAAATTGCCAGTGTGGCAATAGATAGTAAAAAGACTTCATTAACTTCTTTAGCAGTTGCAGGAAGTACTGTATTAGGTGTTGATTTTACAAAACAGCCTTGGTATGTTCCAACAAATTTAGGTGCAAGTGAAATAGATTGGTCTACTGAAATAACACGATGTGGTAGTGTGGCAAGCAAGGATGGTTATTTTTATGTTTTTGGAAGCAAAGTATACGGAGGATCATTGTATTTAGGGAAATATACAGAAACTGGTGAGAAAGTATGGGTAATAGAAGTAATTGGAGCAGGTTACTGGCCGAGTAGCGTTGGAGCTTATCCTTTTTAAAGTGAGGTGATAATATGGCAGTAGACCCGAATCCAAAAATATATAATGCTGATGATAGCGAAGAAGTATCTGCGATAAATTATGGCAATGGTGATGCAGGGACTTTCCTATTATTGGAAGCAGGGACAGAATATCACGTTTGGAACGATAAGGGCATGGTAAAAAGTTCCTCTAGAATGACGTCTGTCAAGATAAGTGCCAGGGATGATAACGGGGATGAAGTCAAAAATATCACCAAACAGCATTGGGTAGAAATAAAATCCCTTACCATTCATGATGGCGCGAATGGTGGAGATTCCTCTGGTGAAACTGATGATGATATGACTGAATTTCAACCTGTAGGATTAAATCTACCGCTTGACATAGGAAACATACCAGCCGATTGTTACCGTAAAATTATGGTTAGGGTCCACTTGCCTAATAGTGCCGTAGAGGGAGCAGTTACTTTCCAGATATATGTATTAAATCAAGAGCCCTCATCTTCTTTATGTGAGGGATTTACTGAACTGTTCGGGAATGGTGTTGTCTATAAGGGGAATAAATTAGAGGTTACCGATAATGCCGGAGCTGACAGTAAAATCGATATTGCGAGCGGATATGCGTATATTAATAATATTAGAATATACTTATCTGTAGCACAAACTTATACCCTGCCGACAGAGGATGATACCTATAAAATTTATCTCACTCAAACCGGGGTAATAAGTTATACGACCGGGACTATACCGACTAATTCAATTCAGCTTGCAACGGTAGTTATCTCTGGTGGCGTAGTTGATTCTGTTACCGATAAAAGGACTTTTATATTTCATACATTTTCAAGGGTAATATCTCAGTCTTTTCAGGATTTATTACCGGCTGATGAGGATGGTATTCACGCAGCTATCACAGGGACAGGTTCAGAACAAAATATTACAGAGGATATTACCAATCCTGATTATGCCAGGAATACGAGTATAACGACTACCAATGTGGCTGCTCCATCGGGGAATGTAACTATTACAGGATTGGTAAGGGGGACAGAAGATACGGATGTAATCCCTATTATAGCAGGTTCAACCGCTTATGGCGTAAAGGCCTTTGATGTGGTTACTAATATTAATATTCCTGCCGGAGTATCTGCTTCTGATACGGTAACAGTAGGGTTTTCTGACAAGATAGGATTATCTAATCCAATAACTTCGGCTGCCGATGTATTTAAAAAGAAAGTAAATACCGAAGATAAAACAAGCGAATTATCCGGTAAGGTGAATACCACTTACCATACCGTAGATTGTGCAACTATAGAGAATTATGAGGATATGGAAATAAGGTATAAATCCGTATTAACCATATAAAGGAGGTGAAAAAATGAAGCGTTTTTTAGTATTTGTAGTGATTATATGTGTGGCTTTCTTGTTGTACGCAGGAGCACAAGAAGAAGATTATACTGATAATATGAATGCTAATCCAAATGAAGTTGGAGAGGTCGATTTTCCTAAACCTGTTCCTAAAGCAGTTACTCGTTTAGACGTTACTATAATTGATGGCATGAATGATAAGTTGATAAAGTTGAATAACTGTGCCGTTCAAGTAGTTGGTGAGTTACATATATGTGAAGATTCGTTTACATACTCGAATATATTTTTAGAAGGAGACAGATACGAAATAACAATACACGTAAGGCCTAAAAAATAAATTATGAAAAGAGGTGAGAAAAAATGAAGAAATTAATTATATTTTTAATGGTGGTTTCACTCATATTTATGAGTGTGCCTACAAGTGTTTTTGCAGCATTTAGTGCAGTTAATATCGGCCCAACAACGGATATGGATGGAGACGTAAATGTACCCAGTGGCAAGGATTACTATGTTAATGAAGTTGCAATAAGCACCATATATTCGCCTATTGCTGGTAGCGCAAGTATAACTACATTGGGAACTGTAACAACCGGAACGTTATCAACAGGAGTAGTTATAAATGGCGTTACTATGACACTTGGTAGTGATGGAACGGGTGATATATATTATAGAGCTGCTGATGGTGTATTGACAAGACTTGCATCAGAAGCGGGCGCTACAAACAAGTTTTTAAGAACTGTCAGTGGTGGATTGCCAAGCTATGAAGTTTTAGCAGCTGGTGATATTCCTGATATATCTGGAACTTATCAACCATTGGATACTGGTTTAACTAATTTGGCTGCTTTAGGTTATGTTGAAGCAAGTATGATTAAGATAACCGCAGAAGATACTTACTCTATAAGAACAATGTCGGAAGTTAGGACTGATTTAGGTTTAGTTATTGGGACTAACGTCGCAGCTTGTGGAGCTAATACCGATATTACAAGTTTAACTAATACAGCTTTAACTGTTGGCAGGGATACTCACAATTTGATTAGTTTTGGAACGGATAATCAAATTAAATTTACGATTAATGAAGTGGAAACTGCCATAGCGAGTTTTTCTACTGGTACTGGGGACAATAATAAACTTGTTACCCAGGGCTATGTTGATGATGCTGCTGGTGTAGGGAAAAATTGGGTATTACATCTAATGGATGTTGATGCAGCTGATGTTGATTATATTCTTGTTTCTACAGAAGGAACAGGGGCATCACAAGATAAATCGGGTGTAGATTTAGCTAATACAGAACCTGACTTCGGTAGAAATATTACAACAACTGGAGATGCTGGAGCTACTGGAGTTGTTACTATAACTGGAACGCTTGCTGATGGAACTACTGGACAGACTGACGCAATAGCTATAGCTGATGGTGCTACTACACAAGGAGTAAAGGCATTCGTAACCGTAACTAATGTTAATATATCTGATGGACTTCTTGCTACTAAGCATGTTGAAGTAGGAATTGGAGATTTGATTGGATTGCCTAATGCTATCAGTGAAGAAGCAGATATCTATATGAAAACAGTTGACGGCGTAGGAGAGTTTAGCGAGATTTCTGGAAAAGGTAACGTAGCTAATAATACTCTTGATTGTACAACTATTGTGCAAAACGAAGATATAACGATTTACTATCATAATTAATTAATTTATGGGGTAGTGGCAAACACTACCCCATTTAAAGTAGGTGACTATATGAGGATAAAAAGAATAATTTTAATTATTATAGTATGTTTATTGCTATTACCAATAAATGTTTTTGCAATTCCTTATGGCAAGACAGGTGCAGAAGGATATTTTGATGGTAATGTAGGCATTTCAAGTGGTTCTAACTATTACATTAATGGTGTTCAGATAACTTCAGATGACCTCTCTGATGTAGCTTCTATTGCTATGTTAGATGAGAATGAAACGGTAACAGGAACTTGGAAAATGAAAGATTTTTTATATATTTCAAGGACTTCTGATTCAAATTGGGGTGGAGACCTCTATTTTAAAAGGGAAAGAGATGGAGACCCAACGAAGAATGTCTTTGATGATGACGAATTAGGGAGAATTACTTTTACTGGATGGCATACCGATTATGAAGTATCAGGAGCGGTAATAAAAGCCTTTGCTGATGGAGACCCTGGTGCAGATGATATGCCTGGAAGATTAGAATTTCTCACTACTCCTGATGGCTCAGATACTCCTGTTTTACGCATGGCAATAGACAACGCAGGCAACATCAAAATGGGTGATGGTGTGTGGACTAATTTCATTAATGTTAGTGCTGGTGGTGTATTAACCTTTGAGGGGACAGCAAGTATAACTCCTAAGTATACAGTAACTACTAAAACGGATACAGCAACTTTAACTGTAGCAGAGGCAGGAGTAGTAAATGTAAGTGCTGCGGCTGCTTATACGCTTACTTTGCCTACAGCATCTGGCAATACAGGTTTAACTTATCACTTTATAAAAACTGACGCTAACTACAATTTGATTACTTTAGATGGTGACGGAACAGAAACACTGAATTATGAAAATTCTACAGGTGCACCAGTCCAAACTTATGCACGACTTAATACTTATTGTGCAGAAGTCACAGTAGTAAGTGATGGTACTAATTGGCAAGTTATAGATGAAGCTTTAGGGCAAGTGCCAAAAGTTAGTGTTTATTTGGGAACAAATCAATCCTCGCCTACTGCTGATATTTATGCGACAGTAAATATGGATACAGAGAATTATGACATTGGTAGTAATTATGATACATCTGTTTGGGATTCTGGTAACGCCACTGATACCTCTGCAAATCATTTAGTAGCGGCTGGTGGAGCCTTCGTCGCTGGAATGGTAGGTTATTTGGTTAAAAATACTACCGATACAACTTATGCTTATATTACCGTTGTAAATTCTGCAACTGATGTAACCATAGATAAAGACATATTTGTAGATGGAGAAGGTTATGAAATTAAGAATTCGAGATTTGTTGCTCCTATTCCTGGCGATTATATGATTATTAATTCATTAATGTGGAATACGAATGCTGACCATAAGAAAATAGTAACTCAAATAGCCATAAATGGGACGCAGAGAGCTTTCGGTAGATTAGAAACTGCTGGAACTGAAATACAAGGAGCGAATGTTATGAATAGATTTGCTCTTAGTAAAGATGATTACGTTCAACTCATGGCATATACAAACAATGCAGATACTGCTAATTTAGTAGCGGGAGAAACATATTGCTTCGGTAATATTTATTTAATTGAAAAGGAGTGAAGAGTGGACAAACTATATCACTTTATTGTAGGAGCAGTTATATTCTTGATTGCAAGTCAATTTATGAGTTATGCAATTATTCCTGTAATTATAATTGCGATAGGTAAGGAAATATACGACTGGAAAATTAAACATAGTTATATAGATATCTGGGATATAATAGCAACGATATTCGGTGGAATAGTAATGTATTTGGTGGTGATACTATGTGTTTTGTAAAAAATAAATGGACTAAATTTATACCAACTACCGAGTATTTATCGGTAGTTAAAGGACTGACCAGTGTAGCTAAATTACATCAATTTATACAGCAATTCAAACGCAAAGAAGATGTAACTGATTATTGGCAGACCCCTGAAGAGACGCTTAATAAAGTGACCTATGATTGTGATGACACAATGCGATTTACTGTAGATGTCTTAAAGCGGGTAATGGGAATTAATGCTAAAGGTGTAATCAGTAGTGGGTATGATAAGGCAAGGTGGGGTAACAAGATTCGGAATGTTAAATGCCACGCTATAACTGTATTTCCTTACAATGGGAAATTTGCCTTGTTTAGCAATAAGGAATTTAAGTCAGGGTATAACAGCTATGAAGATGCTTGTAAATATACATTCCCAGACGGGCTAAAGAGTATGGTAGTGAGGGATTGGCAAGGTAAAATATTGAGTAAAAAGTATAAAATTTTTGGGGTTTTTTGAGGATTATTTGTAATCTTCAAATAAATAAGGAGATGATGTAATGGAAGGAACACAATGGTTTAAATTAATAGCTGATAATTTAGTATCAGTTATTATAGCCTATATGTTACTAAAATTTTTTATTGAAGTAATGAGAAAGAAGTTACTTGGTGATAGTGAATTAGAGAAACAGAATTTACAGAAAAATACCGAGATATTAAATTCAATGGCTAACCTTAGTAAGAAAACTGACTCTAACCATCGAAGTATGGAAAGTTGCCTTGAGAAGACTTCTGGAGTTTTAGACAGTATTTCAAAACATCAAGTGAAACTATGTACTTTAATAGAGAGTGTTGATAGGAGAATAAATGGGAAAAAATAAAGACTTTGAAAAAGCTATTAAATTTGTCTTAAAGTGGGAAGGCGGTTATTCTAATGACCCCAATGATCCTGGCGGTGAAACTAAATATGGAATATCTAAAAGATCTTACCCTGAACTTGATATTAGTAAACTAACATTAAAGCAGGCAAAAGAGATTTATTATCAGAATTACTGGCTAAAAACAAGTTGTGATGAATTGCCTTTTCCCTTCAATATTGTTGTCTTCGATACTGCTGTCAATATGGGAAGAAGAAGGGCAATAGAGCTTCTGAACGCTTACAATGATTGGAGAGATTACTTATTGAAAAGACTATATGCTTATTCTAAATTTAAACAGGCAAAAATATATTTTAGAGGATGGGCTAACAGAGTATTAGATTTATACGCTTATATTAAAAAAGAAGGAAAATAGATTATATATATTTAATATATTATAATGCTATTTGAAAGGGGGATAATAAAATGTTAGATTGGTTAACCGGTTTAAACTGGTACTGGCTTGCTGGAATTATAGCGGCAATTGTAGGTTTGATTTGGTACTTTAGTGAGGATTAATAAATTAAAGAAGGAAAGGTGGTGAAAAAATAATGGCTTTGGATTTAACTAAATTATGGGATGTTTTAAATGATCTTCTTGAAGCAGGAAACGAATTTGTAGAAGCCCAGGTTGAAACTGTCTATAATACAATACATACAAAACTAAAAGAACGAGCAGAGTCAACTACTACTCAATTCGATGATAACGCTTTAAAAACAGTTGAGATTGGCTTAAGAGATAAATTGATTAAACTTTACCCATTAGAAGAACACCCTTTGGATTAAGAAAGAGGATTGACCTAAAAAAGATACCACGAATTCTCTTTCTATCTACTAAATTGGCTGGTTTATTAATATTGGGTATAGATAAAAAGAGCATTAAAAAATTGATGCTTCTATTAATTAAAGAAGTAATATTGTATATAGTTAAAGATAAATTAATGAAGGAATTCAAGAAGCGAAAATTAGATACAAAATATCAAGAAAAGATTGAAGAATGGTTTTTCTATTTAGACCAATTAAAATTTGGTAAAAAATTAGAAAAACAAATTTTAAAAGAAGTAAATAGATTTATGGCTAATAAAAAATCTACCGAAGAATTATTGGAAGAAATATTTGAAGAACCTGAATGGGTAATTGAGATCGAAGAAGAATTGATAGAAAAATACCCTGAACTTTCTATAAGAAATATTTCATTGGGATATGCTTAATCATGATCACTGCCAACACGCGATACTTTTTCATTTAGGTACCTCCTTAACTGCCCGGATGCAAGAGCCGGGCAGGTCAATTTATCATAACCATAAGATTCTACGCTAATTCTGCTATTATACTGCGATAATTTGACATATACGCTTATGATTGTATGTAAAAAGAAAGAAATGCGTTTAAAGGCTATCTACGTGCGTCTATGGCGATTTATCTAATTTTGGGGATAAAATAGGTAGATAAATTAAAAAATTAAAAAAAATATGATATTTTTTTGGAAAAAGACTTGACAATGTTGTTATAATAATATAAAATCAAACCATGAAGATACAAGATAAGGTTAAAACAATAAAAAATAATCCTGAATATGAAGGTTATAGACAAACCCAGATGGCTGCAATAATTGGAGTTAGTCATAATACTTATGTAAATTATTTGAAAGGCAGAAAAACTCCGATAAATCCAATTATTATCGAAAGAATAAATAAACTTTATGAAGAAAGCAAATAAAGGGGAGGAAAACCGCATGAAGGTGCTTAAATGTCCACTTTAGATAAAATCAAATATAGTGGATATTCGGGTATTACTTTACATATGATATATTATGTTACAATAATGTAACAAGAAATAATACTTTAAATTAAAAAAGAATATGGCCAAAATATTAAACTCGGATATTCAAAACAGGTTTATGCGGTAATCCTGTTAAAAGTATTCGAGCTTTTTTATTTTGGCTATTTTTATTTTAAGGAAATAAATCAAGCCCCTGCAAGGTTGAGTTGAGGTTTTTGCAAGACTTTGGGTCTTAACTCAAGGACCTAAACGGAGGCTTGGTAAAAAAAGGGGGTGAGAAATTGAAAGAAGAAAAGTTAGAGCAGTTAGAAGTAGCTTTTAAGGCGATACTTGATAGTTATGAGGTGATCGGGAGTTGGAATATTAAAGAGATAGTTAACAAATTGACTTATGAAGTAAAAATCCGAATAAACAATAAATAGGGGGTAACCTTAAATTGTCGATGAGGATATACCGGACTAAAGAGATTACGCCGATACAAAAACCATGAGAAGGCGTAATTGGGGGGTAGATTTCAAGAAGGCTCTGTGCCTGCCCCCGCAATTATTTATATTTTGTCTGCCCTGTGGCGTTACCATGCGCTGGGAGGAGTATGTGGAAGGATGCAGGGTAGGGATACCTGTCAGGGTGGGCAAGTTTGGAAGTAAAAATGAGCAAATATTTAGAATTTCTGTTATTAGAGAAGAAACCAAAAACAAAAGTTGTTGGAGTATGGTCTAAAAAGAATGCAAACAGGCTTGGGATAATTAAATGGTATGGATCATGGAGGCAGTATGCCTTCTTCCCGGAAAAAGATACTTTATTTAACGTAGATTGTCTGGCTGATATTCAATTTCATATAAAGGGATTGCGGTAAATATGAAAGCTAAATGCTTTAATTGCGGCAAAGAGTTTGACTGGAAACAAGAAGAAGATTATCAGCCTTGTGAATATTGCAATGGTTCTGGAATCGATGAGATCGGCAATGATTGTATTATCTGTAAAGGAACCGGGTTTGTTGACGTAAATGAAGATGCTGTGCCGATGTGCGAAGAATGTTTTTTCTTGGAGAATTATGAAGAATGAAAAAAATCATAATCATTATTGAAATTATAATAATTATATTACTTTTATATGCTCTACCCAAAGCAGAGGCAGAGCCTAAATATTTTATTTTAGAGGCCACCGGATATTACCCGGGCCCCGAGTGCTGTTGGCCTGATGATGATGGTTTCACTGCCATAGGTGACGTGGCCGGTAGGGGATCGGTTGCCATAGATGATAAGAACGGTCCTCTACGCATGGGTCAAAGGATATGGATTGAAGGTTATGGCCCCGGCAAATGCAATGACCGGGGCTCGGCTATTAAGGGTTGGAAAATTGATTTATGTTTTGAAACTTACGAAGAAGCTATTGAATGGGGTCGGAGACTGATAAAGGTTTAT